CCCACCTTTACATCGTGTGAGGCAAAAGGGTCTGGGAACGTAGAGTCGTATGAGTTACTTTTTACAGAGTATTGATCCATTTATCGGAGTTTATGGACAAAGGTACGAACTTAACTTATCGCCTAATTTCCTTACCCTTGCGGAAGAAAACCCTCTCGTTGAAGTTTGTCTTTTTGACTTCTTTAACCTGCTTCTGGGCAGCAAGCAGCGCCAGCCCTGAGCTAATTGTTAAGTCAAACTTCGTCCTGTCGTCTATCTTAAAATTAATCCAGTCCTCAAGTGTCCTGTTTAAATACATCCTTCCGAACTTACCACTTTCATTGTGGAGGCCTACGTGGTCGTGGATGTAGGACTCAATAGCCTGAGCGTGAGCTTGTATCACATCTTGGCTGTTGGAAGGTATACCCTTTGTCTTTACGTTCATCTTTGAAGAGGTAGACGCTAGATGCGCAGGGCGGTTCATAAGATACTCATCGTATCCTCTTGACTCAAAGTACCTAGCGATGCCGTACTTGTTGTTCTCTATCAGCACAGGGTATCCGTAGAAGACGGCAGCCATAAGGATGTCCTCGTAGAATATCTTGGCGAGCGGAGGCCGTGAGGCGTACTCCGCGACAAACATATTGGATGGGTGCTCCATTGAGAACTTGTTGTATACGTGGCAGGCACCCTTTGAGGACCTGTAGTCAAGGGTGGTGTCAAGGTCGTAGGAGTCAACACCCATAACCCCGAATGCTCCGTTGGGGGCAACAGCTTTATTGTTCTCAACCTTTCGTTTATTTCGAATATCAGCAGGTGCTAGCCAAGCCACACGCCACCGCCCATTAGGGTCGGGGGCGAAGATTACCTCGCTGTCCATCTTACCGTCTTTCCATTGGAAGTTACCGATGACAACAGGGTTTGGATAAAGCTCCTCGTTATGTTGTATCTGCTCGTATATCTTCTGGATGTTGAACAGAGAACTCTTGGTCGAGTCGCGGAACGCCTCGTCCTCGGTAAAGGGGAACTGACGGATGATTTCGTTGAGCTCATAGCTGTTATTCTGCTGACCCTTTCTCTCGTTCTTTAAGAACGTCCTAGCCCCAATTTCGGTTATGGTTCCGTCTTCGGTAAGCATTGGAGTCTCTGGGTCTTCAACAATAGGAAGTCCGTACTGGCTGAAGAATCCCTCCATCGCATCGTATGCTGGGATGAATATCTTATAAAGCCCGCTCTTGGTCCTTCCGTTCTCGTTGCGGTCGTTAGGGTCGGAGTCGTAGTACAGATTCCTAAACTCCCTGCCGCCCTTGTCCAGCGGGTTTACCGTGGACCCCACCATCGCCTTTCCAATCACCCTACGACCCACAAGCAGACAGGTCCTATGGATTCTCCACACCTCTCTTATGTCATTAGGATTCAGCCACTTACCAGCCTCATCAAGAAACAGCATATGGGTCTTGCTTCCGTCGTATGCGTTGTTGGTGGTATTTTTCCAGTTGATTATAGTGTCCAAGGCCTCACCTCGTGAGGTCGTCTTATTCTTCTTGGTGATCCTCTTCGATGGCTCTCGGAAGGCGAGCTCCATACGCGGGTTAGTCGTTCCGTCAATAATTGGAGAAAAGAAAAATGGGTAGCCCTTGAATATGGGGATGATCTTAGAACCGAACACCGCCTCCTGGGCGTCTGTTCCTGTCTTGCTCATAATACCTAACAGCTTTTCCTTCACCTGACTACCTTCGTCTACAAGCACCGCTGCACTCATATTGGTATACCCAGAACGTCGACACTTAGTGTATATCTGACCAAGACACCGAGGGTCTGACTCGCAGGCCGAGAGGTGGACAAACAGCTTACGCTGGAAGTCTAGGTACGTAGGGTATCCGATGTCTATGGAGCTCCACTGAAGGAACATATAGTGGTGACCCGTAATGTAGGTCTCCTCCCCGTTGTTCATAAACCACAGGCCTTCCTTACGCCTCTTGAACTCCTGCTCAATGTAGGGGCTCCACCTCTGCTGGAACTCACGCGGTGACTCGTACCAGTCGTCCATAGAGTTTATCTGAGCGAGCTCCCTAGGTATGTCCTGACGCTTCCACATCTGCTGATGCCTGGGTAGGTCGCTAAAGAGAAAACTTTCCGGCTTTGGTAACTGGATGCTGAGGGACTCTATCTCAATGATAGGTCCGTCCGAATTGTTCGGACAGATGTTTATCACCTCCTGCTTGTCTATTACCTTAAGTCCAGCCATTATCTTGCCATCCTCTCGGCGAAGCCCCCCTTGAAGTCCTTCTCCTTTTCAAAGGATCCGGACTCCTCGATGTCGCCAACAAGCTGCTCTAGCTTCTGCCTCTCTACGATAAGCTCCTTACAGGCTAGGGCGGTGTCTTTGATAGCCTGCAGCTCTGCCTTGCGGGCGGACCCCGTTAAATCGGGGTCTACCGGCTTACGGATCTCCTCGGTCATATTGCTGATCGCAGCCTCCATCGCAGAGATGAGGTTACGCGCAGCATTAACTGTTGTGAACTTTACAGCTTTTGACATATCAGGTGGTGAATTTGCATACGCCACAGCTTGCGGCCATTGATGTCCATCTCGTAGTCTGCGTCCTTGGCGAAGTACACCACGTCGCCCACAGCGAGACCTTCTTCCTCTAGCCACTGGCTGCCGTAAACGATACGACCCCAGCGCTTCTCTGGTTCCTTGAGGGTGATGATTTCTATGAAGCTCTTCTCTTTGTCAGCATCGATATCAAAGGGTTCTAGGAACACCCAGTCCGCAACAGCAATAAGGCTGCCGTCGGGCTTCTCGATAAGGTATGCCTGGTTACCCTGACCACCGAAGGGGTCGTAGTTGACGCGGTATATCTTCTCTTTAGGGTCAACGACTTGGGTGTCGTTGAGTGCAACGTGGTGATGGTGGAATACATAGTCTCCTATCTCTAGCTCGGACTTGAACTTGGCGGGAATGCCTACAACAAGCGCTTTCATAGTGCGGTGTTGGAACTCGTTGAACTTAGTGTCGAGGTAAAGCTCTGACTCTCCCACCTTGATGGTGTCGTTTACAGCGCTAGGTATGTGCACTAGTATGTGGTACAATGGTATCATATGTTTAATTAAAATAAATAAAAGTTGTAAGTCGGTTACAACTAGAAGTTACAGTCGTATTCTACTATAACTGGCATACCCTCGATGGTCTTCCACAACATAAGCGTGTCTTCCTTCTTTAGGTATATTAGGTACTTGCGCTCCCCGTGGTAGTGGAGGTGAGAACCGTCGAGAACGATGGAGTCGATCTCTCCGTCCCCTGCCTTCTGGCCTACATAGTAGGCTAAGGCTTTCAGTGGGTCGGTCCCAGCAATGATTTTTCTGATAAGTTCCATTTCATTTTAATTTAGTTCAAATTTAGCCAATAATCTATATTGGATGTATCGTCGGCTTCGTCGTCCTCGCTGTAGGATCCCATAAGGTATGTGATCAAGGAAATCATCTCCTCCTTGGTGTCTACGTTGATGTTAGACACAGACTCAACAACGCTGTTCCCGTCTATCTGGTCCACCACAATACCTGCTGATGCAATCATCATAAAGTCATCAAGCAGACCAAGATCTTCGGCTTTGTTTAATATGTCATCAAAGCTGTTCTTTGCAAACATAAATAGCTCAATCCTAGCCTCTTCTTTTGTCATTATGTGATGTAGAAGTTACGCTCAGTAGCAAGGAAGAAGTAGGTTACTCCAGTAGAGTTTGTTGCTGTTATTAAAATGTTGTTCCCACTAAGTGTTGCACCAAGCGTAAGACTTGAGGATGTAGATGCTCCGTTAGATACGTTGATTGTGTCGGTTACCGTTGCTGTTCCAGTAGATGTGTTTACAACCACATACAATGTTCCGATTCGCGTACGATCGCGAGAATTGTTGTAGGCAAAGTATTCCATAATCAACATTTTTTCCTCACCACTGAGGCCGAATGTAAACAGTGTAGCTCCTGAAGCCCCGTTAGCAACAGAGCTTTTGCGACTCCGGAAACTAGTGCCTGAGTCAGCAACCGTAGGAGTGATAATGAACTTATCACCGCTAAATGCAAGAATCTCAGCAGCTGAAGTGTCATAGAAGTTTAAATTAGCGCTTCCAGCGAGTGCTCCGCCGCTATTGTATACAATGTTGTTATTTGTTCCAGCCGTAACTGTCACGTTGGCTCCTACATACTGGGTAAGGTCCTCAATGGTGATGTACTTGTATACGGTAGTAGATGCGTCGTAAATCAGGAAGGTGTCAGCAATGGCAACGGTAGACTCCGTCAGCTGCGACAAGGTCGTTGGCGCACTGATGGAGATTACATTACTTGCAATTGCAAGAGGAGCTACGGGCGTTAGGCTAGACCCTGAGGTAAACGCTGCTGTTCCAAGGTTACGCTTTACAATGTTGTTGCTAGCGTCAAGGAAAAGGGCTGCTACTTCAGTAGACCCAGTACTTGGGGCAGAGGTGAAGGCAAGAGTTCCGTTTACCTCAACCTTTACCGTTGACAGTTTGAGGGCGGTATCGTTTCCTGCTCCGTCTTCAATTATTTTAGTCGTCGATGTTGCTGTTCCGCTCTCCATCTTAAGGAGTGAACCGAATGCATCTTTTACGCGCTGACCACTAAGTGTTCCCATATTTCGTACTTTTGCTACAAAGATACAATTTACTTCATTGGCTAAAAAGTTCAAGAAAAAGGAAGACCTAAAGTTTAGGGACTTCGCCTACCGCGACGATCGCGGGCCTACCCTATACAAATTCGTCTGGCACGCCAACAAGTTTATGAAGCAGGAGTATAAGCTCCTGCCAATACAGGTGGACTTTCTGCTCTTCGCCTACGACCTAGAGTTTTTTACCATCGAGTGGATGGCACAACAGCTGTCGAAGTCCTACAATCAGACCAAAGACTGGCTTACTGTTAGGATGAAGAAGCGGGAATTGCTGTTCGACTACTTCTCGATGGAGGATATCGACATCCACAAGGACACCTCTATGTGGTTTCGCGATGAGAACAGGTGGAACTACCGCAAAAGGTACTCACTAACCCAGCAGGGGCGTATGATTGTAGAGAGGTGGAGGGATATAGCCTCCGGTAAGGAGACTGTGGAGCTTCAGTACGACAAAAAAACCATCAACAAGACCATACCCAACAGGGCAGAGGGCATCCCCACAGTTCTATTAGGTAGAAAGCTAAAGGGCCACGAGGATACTCCCCTTGGCAAGAAGATTATCGCTCAGGCTAAGATTGATGGGCGGAGTATAGCCGGAATTTTGCCTCCTTCGAAGCTCCTTCGTGAGGGGTAAACTTTCCGTCCTTGTCAGCCATCACATAGTAACGACCTTTCTCCATCATCCAGTGATGACCAGCTGGTGCTGGAACCATTACGTGGCTGTCTTTCTTCTTGGCTTTCATTATAGTTTTGCTTTTTTCTGTGCTTTTTTGCTCATCTCCATAACTGGAACTGGTGTTCCCACCGGGTATGGCTTTCCTGCTATCGCTGCGGTGATTGACTTCATACCAGTCTTTACTTCGATAGCCCTACGAAGAGGAACAGCAGCCTCATTCATAGGCCCGTAGCATTTAGCTAGAACGATTCCAGTCTCCGTGGTATCGAAAACCTCACAGGGCATACAGAACATATTGCTCTCACTTGTTACTGCGTAGTCTGTGTTAACGATAAACGAGCGGTTCTTTGGGTGCATCATCTCCCAATCCTGTGTTTTAGGATTGTACTGAGGAACAAAGCTAGAAGTGTCAAAGTACCAGTACAGAGACCACACTGACTTACCATCCCATACTGTGCTTCCGTCGTTGTTCGGGTACTGAAAGTTTCTATCGGTACTGAACTCAGAGCCCCAGCTAAAGCTATAGCCATCCATAGCTAGGTTAGAGACCGAAGGTCCATCCAACACTGGACAGATAGAACAGCCCTCTTCAAATACCTTTCCTTGCACTATGATCTGCTTTCCAGTAAGCTCCGCACCTGATGCTCCGCAGAAGGCATAAAGGCCTTCGTGGATCTTAAGGGCCTTAGCGTCTTTTGATTCTTCGCTCGCGCAGCTTAGTAATGCTGAAGCAGCAAGTAGTGATAATAATGTACTTTTCATATTGGGGGTTGTTTACTTTTTAGATCTGTTCTTTACCGCTGATATGAACCTACGCTCGGTATGGTCGTAGTCTAGACCATCTCCGTTTCCGTACTTGCCGGCTTGACGATTCTTTCTGTTGAGCTCAGCCCGATACTTCTTACGCTCGTCGGTGGAGTGATACTCCGTATCGTACTCTTTCTTCTTTTGGTAAGCCTTGGGGTTGCTGTCGTAGTACTTTTTAGTTTTCATAAGCAGTTTTGCTTACAATATCTAGTCCTCGTCCTCTTCGTAGAAGCAGGCCTTGAACTTGTAGCTGCTAGGAGTCTTTCCTGAGGCTTTTACAGCAGCTTCAAGCTGCTTCATCCCAGATGCCATATCCATTGATTTGATTTCAATCTCCTCACCGGACTCATCACTCATCCTACCACCGTAGTTGTACTTCTTGGCTTTCATAACTGTTTACTTCTTTTTTAGCATCTTGAAGTCAATGGCGGAAATCTTTCCGTCCTTGTTCTTGTCAATCTTTACTTGGCCTCCCATAAGGTACTTCTTCATTTTACCGCCCATACCGTACGTATCCATCTTTCCTCCTTTAGAGTACATATCCATTTTTCCTCCGCCCATCATCTTCTTGACGGCTGCGGCAGCTGGCTTAGCGGCTGGCTTCTTGTTAACCATAAATCCTTGCGCCTTTAGTCCGCGATCAAACGCGGCCAGTGCATCGGGGTCATTCTTTCGGATGGTGTTGCGCTCCTGGGTTAACATATCCATACGGTTTGCCTTGGCAATCTCCATATCGGTCATCTTTTTCTTTGTGCCAACAGGCATCTTTCCGCCTTCTTGGTAAACAGTCATCTTTGCTTTCATAGGTACAAAGATATTATTTAAATGGTTTGTATTTTGTCTTGGTGCCCTCCTTGTAGGCTACAAGTATCTGCTTTCTGTTGGCTCCCTTGCGGTAACCAACGTGAACCCAGTCAAAGTTTCCATCAGCACGCTGGAACTCAGCGATGAGCTGATCGAACTCTAGGTTGTCCTTAATAAACTCAAACACTTCCATATTAGTAATCCCATTACCCCTACCATCTTGGTCTAGGTCTAACGCCCTACCAAGATTATGGTCCGAGTTCTTGCTGCCTCCGATGGCCTTGTTCAAACCAGCAGATCTGTAGCCCGAAGAGATGTAGATAGGAACACCGAAGTGCTCACGCACCTTATCAAAGACTTCAGTACAGATTGTCTTTAGATTCTCTAGGTGCTCTGGGGTTGGAGTATTGTCTATACCCTTGCGCTTGGCAGTATCACTCTTGGTGACCTCCGATAGCGATACGTAGTTACTTAGTTTCATAGCAGCAAATATACAATTCTACTTAACGCCTTCCATAGACAATGACTGCGATACTTTAAATTGAGTTATATTCATTGCCCTTGCGGTGCTTGCTATATCCCTTCCATTTCTTATGTACAGCTTTACAACTCGGTCTCTGAAGAATTGTAAATTCTCAGACCTTGTACACGCCCTGATGTTTTCTAGTCTATTATCGTCCTTATTCATATTTATATGATCGATGTCAAGTTTAGAGTCCCAACTTAGATTGAGAAACATATATGCTACAAGTCTATGGATTAATACATATTTAGTCGAACCATCTAATTGTTTAATATGAATCTGTGTATACCCCCTACTATTTTTAGCTCCAATTAACTTAAAAGGTTTTAGATTACCAAATTTATCAAACATACGAAATGCCTCCCCCTTTCTAGATACAGCGTACCTACACATTCCTCCAGGTAGAATCTTGCAGTTGTTTTTGTCAAGCCATTTCTTTACTGATTCATAGTCGCACATTATAGAGATACCTATTGGACCCGATAATGAATTATACGAGAACTCCCTGTCATAGTCTATCTCCACTATATTTAAGGATATACCTTTCTTGAGGCCATTAGTAGATACAACGGTCCAACCCCTGTCGTCACAGTATATCTTCTTTAGTGGCGATATATCACCTGCCTTGTTCCTAAATGTATAGAATGCGGATCTGTCTGATGCAATCACAATCTTGTTGGACCCGTAGCTGTTCTTTATATGGTGGATTTTCATAGTGTTATATTTTTGTTGTTTGCAAATATACAAAAAATAGTCGGTTGACAAGTTGTAAATCCATTCGTACCTTCGCATAGACTAAGGTCTGCAGTGACAGTGCTCAAAGACAAAGCGATCTAAAAGACAATCGCTTTTACACATCACGTACTAAGGGGGTCGTCGCACAAGCAGAGACCCCCCTACTCGTCACGAAACACATCAAGTGCTCAGATACCCAGAATAAGCGACAACTATGGTCTGTTCTTTCTGACCATCATTACATATTGTTTACTCGTTTTTACTCCATATAAAGCAGAGTAATGGAGGTATACGGGTCCTTAGGGCCCCTCCACCTCCCACGTGATGGCAAATTAACAGCTGTTTAGACTACTATCGTCAATGTATAAGTTTACGTCTGCAGCTTCTTCCTCAACCTAAGGGTTGACGTCAGAAGCATCTTAAGATAAATAAATGTTTATGGTAGGCCTGATTATTTCGAGTTAGAAATAATTATCTGGGGGATAATATACATATATAAACGTACGCACGCGCAAACGGAAACGCAATCCCACACGTATGCCCCTCGCGCGCGCTGATTCCTATTGCAGGCTTTTAGCGTTTTGGTTGGTCGGCTTCAGTGAGTGGCTTGAGCGTTTAATGCGTACGTCTTGTATGGTTTTGGTTGTCGGTTGGCATTGTGGTTTGGTTTGCTCTTGTGAACAAGAGAGGAACAATAGCCCCTCCCTAACTACTCCCTTACCTCCCACTACCTCCCACTTTCCCCCACTAGGCTATGGGTTATGCATCTACGCTAACCCTCGGACTAAAACTTTTGTCGGTGATTATCAATGAGTTATCTTCGGATTAAAAAAAAAACTTGTGTATGTCAAATGTCGTTATCACCTTTGACCCATCAATCATTAATTAAACATTCAAACATTATGAAACTTTACAATGACCCACAAACCTTGCAAGTCCTCGAAGAGTCTTTTGATTTCTTAAACGATGCAAAGAACTACATTCACGAATACGCTTTTGAACTTGTCACATTATTGGAGTTCCAAGCAATGCGTAATGCTATCATCAAGTTCAATGATATGCTTCCGAGCGAATACCAAAATGCAATTGCTATAGAGGAATTCAACCCACTAATTAACCTAAACTCTGAAAGTGGTATGGAGTTGTTTGGTGATGATGAAATTCTTGAGTTGCCAAAGCGTACTGAGGCTATGAGTGCCTACTTTCAGATGGTTCAAGAATCACTACAAGACTTAAACGCCTAATCTAAAATCCCAATCAACCTTTAAAATAAATAGAAATTATGAACTTTACCGAAGAATCAATCAAAATGTCAATCATATCATTGATAACAATGTTGCAAGACAACATTAATGCTCCCTATGCCAAGTTCACCTTTGACGAACTATATGGATGCGATTACTCGAATCTTGAGACAATCCGAGACACAATGTTTAATGCCTATAACGCGGAACGCAAAGGTTAACTGAAGATGAGTTCAATACTCGAAACCTACTTCGGTAGGTCTTAACCACTAAAACCGTTATGCTATGAATTACGACAATATAAACGAAAATATAGAGGGCATCCTTCAATCTCAAATTGATTTGCTGTTCGATTCAGTATGCGAGGAAGCCGATCTTCAACAAGGTGATATTTCGCCCGAACTTCAAGATAGGTTAGACAAATGTGCTGAAGAGCTTCTGGACATTTTAGAAAAGTTTGTAGAACTAAACAAATAATAGAAACTATGACAATTAAGGATTATTATTTGAAAAACTTTTCAACTGATGAATTGGGTTTAGAACTTAATGATAGCCCAACATTTGCAGGTCTTTTGCACCAACTACTTCTTGGTGAATGTGTTTACAAATACATTGGAGTAGGGGATTCGCTTATACGAGAGAGGCTGTTCCAGGGACTTGCTAAGGAAATAGAGACCCCCTATGACTTTGTTTATAATCTATGGATTAAACAATAAGGAGAAACAAGGTTAACTGATGAGGCTTGATATTAGCCGAAAAGCCGAGAGGCTTCTTAACCAACTAACAAATAGAAATTATGACAATTAGCCAAATCAAAAAACTAACAGCAGAAACTGCGCCCTACTACTTTGCAAGGGACACTATGCGATTCTTTAAACAAAAGATGAGCGACTTCAAAGTGAGTAAGTGCGAGGACGGCCGGTACCTAATCCAAGCTCCATCAAAGTATGGAACGTCCGTCAGGTATTTTAACCCAGGCAATAACGAGTTGGAACTTAAATAACAAATTGTTAATAACTTTCTCTTGCATATTCCAAAATCCATTATCACCTTTGCTCAACCAATAACCAATTAAACAATTAGAAACTATGAAACTCATTGACCAATTTATAGCGTACGAAAACGGTGAACTAACCGATCAACAAATAGTGTGCTTCTTTGCTGAGCTAGTTAAGAATGGCGCGGCCTGGAATCTTCAGGGTCGCTGGAGCCGAACCGCCAACGCCTTAATCAAGGAGGGGTGGATAGACCGAGAGGGTAACGTTTCACTTGCTGTTTTAGAACTTTAATTAACCAATCAATAAACAATAGAAATTATGGGATTCTTTTCATTCAAAACAAGCGACACCAAGCGGTCAATCTCTAATGCATTCTCTAAAAGAAAGACATTCGATGTTCACCTTATAACCCCTGATGGTCGGGTCTTCACCGAGAAAAACTACGAGGGATATGGTGAGTTCGGAGGTAAAGACTACTACGAGCTACTCGCTGAACTAAACGGCCTTGGTTCTGAAAGGGGTTTAGGCATTACACTTGCATTCCAGGGCAATCCATCGGGAGACAATACACCTAATATGGTTTACCCAAAATTAGTAGAGTTTTTAGATCAGGATGTTGTGGCTCAATACAACCGCTTACCTAATCCAAAGTCTTGCAAGCACCAAGGATACTTTTACAATTAATCAATTAACTAATAAACAAATAGAAACTATGCCAAACTGGATGAGAACAGCCCTTGAAGTATCGGGCGACAAAACACAACGAAAAGAATTCTTTAATGCAATTGGTCAAGGACTTGAGTCTGATCAGCCAATTGACTTTGAGAAAATCATTCCTCCACCCGACAACTTGTTCCGAGGTAATATCGGAACGCAAGAGGAGAAGTACTGCAAGGACAACAACATACCTAATTGGTACGATTGGAACCGCGAGAATTGGGGAACCAAGTGGAACGCGGCTTATGGCGAGGTCAAGACCTTTGGAGCCTATAGCAACGTGCTGTTCTTTGACACAGCTTGGAACTTAGCGTTCCCAATACTTGAGAAAATTGAGCAGATGCTAATAAACGACTACAAGGGATTGAAAATCTACGGAGAGTTCATTGAGGAGGGCTACAGCCACGCTGGGTTCATCAAGATGGATAGAAACGGTGGACGTATTGATGAGGTTACCATTGAGGTGGATGAAGATAAGGACTACAGCGTACGCTACTTTAACATTGGCGGAACCCAAGTAAACTTTAAACACCTATAACTATAAAGCCACCGAGTATGGGATATTTTCATCACTTAGGGGGGTGGCTCGGCATCGCCCCTTTCTTAACCTAATCAACAACTAAAAACTATGAAATACAAATCATTCTTCGGGGAGGTATTCACCCCACTACTACCAATCGCAAAGGTGCGTATTGAACGTAAAGGCGGCATCTACGTCCTAATGGACGATGCCGACCAAGACCTTGGGTACGAGTTCGATTCATTCGACCAAGCGTTTAGGTTCGCAAAGATTATCAGCCGAGAGGTTATGGACACGCAAACCTTTTGATTATGGAGTACGTGGTATCATACAACCCCGACACCGAGAAGCACGATGTGCTACTTCAGGAGCCGTTCAGGTTCATCAAGTCATTCACCAACCAGGAGGATGCGTTTGACCTAGCAAAACAATTAACCAATAAAAACAACAGCAAAAAGAAATAACTATGAAAGACTATTCAGATAACCCAACAGCAGAGCCTATCCAAAATTGTGTGGAGTGTGGGCAAGAGATTAACCAAGACAACGACTTCTATGAGTACAACGGATCATATGAGATAATCTGCGAGGGGTGCAACGACTCACACTGGGATTCTGCTGTCATCATCCACGAGTTTGACCCTAATGAGGACTCGATGCGCCAACTTAACTACGCCTATACGCTTGACAAGACGCGTGACGTAGAGAACTACGAGACGTTTGAGGGAACCCCAATATGCATCAAAGGTGCAAAGTGGGAAGGACAAGGATACCGAGGCTATATTGCTGTTGACTTTAACGATGGGTTCGAAAGTGTTGCCAATGGATGGACTACTGACCGCTACGATGATGTAAGCTGGAAGTGGGAGTTCAACGACTTTATTGAGAACATCCAAAACGGAACGCTTATTCCTCCCGTGGAGGTGTGGTTTGTGTTCGCACAAACGAGCAACATATTCTCTACTGCAACCGATGTAGTAGTACGCTCACATCAGTCGGACACCTTTATGAACTGGCTTGCTGATGAGGCTGACCTAACGAGAAAAGAACTTAACGAAGCACTACGATGAAGCTAGCTAAAAACAAGAAGAGGCTTACCTCCGACAGCACGATGAGTAAAATCATCACACGGGTACGATACGCACAACACATAGTAATCAAAGAAGAACAATACGATGAAGAAGATTTCCAATAACGATGAGTTCTCTGAACTGATCGATAAGATAGCCGCCAAGGGTATGTCATTCCTACAATTAGTTATTTTCGCTAACATTGTGGTGCTAATTGTAGCACAAATAATTAAAGCACTAACGTGATGAAGATGACCTACGAATCCTTTACCTCAAGCACATTCCTGATTCGGTTCTGCGTGAACGGAACCGATCAGGGAGAGGTAACTATCCGACCACTCTTTGATGATGAGTGGGCCACCACCATAGTGGGCGACAAGTACTACGATGTAAACCTATGGCTTGATGAACAAAAGGGTGAAAGTCCAGTGGTTCGGTTCGGGGTGTACAGCCTAAGTTATTCTGAGGATGGGATGCTTATAACCGACAGCAAGATGGCCTGCAGTAGCGACTGCCCTGATGCTGTTATACAAATAGTAAATTGTTAATAACTTTTTTTCAAAGAGTTAAAAAAACCTTGCTACTATAAATTCTGAGGGCTAACTTCGCCCTGCGAGAGCAACCAATTAACGTCTATAACATTAACACACACAGCATATGAACGATCACTTTCACTCTTTAGTACGTTTCTACGTCCTACGAGTAACCGCGATGGAGACAGCCCTCAAGGCTGTCGAATCAGAGCGGGATGCACTGCTAAACGAACTGATGCTTCTGCGTCAAGAGTAAGGCTTCGTTATCCTGGGGCAATCCAGGCGCACTATATCCAATTAACAACAAACAAATAAAACTATGAAACAAAAGATTGAAGCAATGGGTTATATCTATCTGACTATCATAACGATAGCAGTATTTACGGCCCTAATAAACGCACACCTACAATGAGAGAGCAGTTTATGCGGATAGCGATGGCGCGATTGCGCCCCGCTTATCCTTTCAGGCTACAGCGTATTGCTGTTGCTGCCAAGATGTGGAGCAGATTCATATCGAGAAAAGTGAGCGCAGAAGGTGAAAACTAGGTGCATATCTATGAAACTTAAGCCCCTTGCAAACCTAAAGATTCAGCGACGTTTACTCGTTGAAGCAGTAGAGTACCACGACAATTTCTTAAATGATGCGTTTAAGCGCATCAATGAAATTGACCTGATCTTAGAAAAAATAACAGCAAATAGTTGCATACCAGATATATTACTATTATCTTTGTACAAATTAATCAATAATTAAATTAAACACTATGAAAGAACAAACTTTCCAACAGCGACTGATCAATGTCCAGTCGCGACTCAAAGCCCCCAAAGGCCAATACAATTCTTTCGGTAAGTACTCTTACCGAAATCAAGAGGACGTCCTCGAAGCACTGAAGCCACTGCTTGCAGAGAACGAACTTGTGCTTACACTATCTGACAGCATACACGAGATCTTCGGACTTGTGTACGTAGAGTCAAAGGTTCGTGTGTCGTCGGGTACCGACGAAATCACAGTAACAGCTCAGGCTGGCATCGACCCGAACCGCAAGGGGATGGACATCGCTCAGTCGTTTGGCTCATCGTCATCGTATGCTCGTAAGTATGCTCTTAATGCTATGTTCTTGATTGACGACACTAAAGATGCTGACTCTACCAATACGCACGGCAAGGGCTCCTCGGCTTCGGTGCCTACGGCGAAGCCGGTCGCTGCTAAGCCATCAGCAGGTTCTGAGCTTTTCCAAAAAGCTGTTGACCGAATGAAAGAGGTAGGAACTAAAGAGAAGTACGAAGAGATCTTAACAGCAATTGGGGACCAACTATCTGACGTGCAGCGTAACGCGCTGTCTAAGTTCATCAAGAAGTAATGAGCGAGATAATCTTGCTTGACGGCACGTCCTGGGAGAAGAACGTCTTGCTTGAAGCAATGATGGACGACGACTTCTACTATGGCTACCT